ATGAGTAATACTTATACAAATCCAGGCATACGCTATCCAAAAGTTTCGGTATCTGAGATGTTAAAGGAGTTAAACAAGTTCGATGAAGCTAATAAACTATTAATGATTAAAAGCTTCAAAGGAATACGAATAGTTGTTGACCCAAGATTGGATGGATATTGCTTTTATATTTGCGGCTCTCAGAAACTATACGATTTACTAAAAGTAGAGGAGAAAAAACAGACCAGTTGTGGCGATCTGGTAGACGAACCCTCCTCTACTTTTTCACATGATGAAAAACTTTGAGAATTGTAACTTTCAAACGCCCACTGGTTCGTCAAACAAATCGCCCGCCCGCCTCGCAGGCGTCAGTCCGGCGAAGCCGGCCTACTATGTGTTAACGTGGAGAACTAAAAATGAACGTACAAGTTGATGTTAATAACTTGTTTGATGATAGAAAGTATGTTGTTGAAGATAGATCTGGTACGTGCTTTGATGATTATGTTAGTGCAACAGATGATGTAGATGAGTGTAATAATAGGTTGATGTTAATTAGTAAGATTGAGAATGACCAAGTTATAGACTTTGAAACAGAGAAAGAGGTTTATCGCGAGTTTAAGAAAGCAGGTCTTAAGTTTGGTAAAGACTTTGTAATTTTTAGAAGCTATCATTTTGGATTATGAAAACACGAATAATCATAGTTTGTTTATCTGTTCTCCTTTGGTGTGGTTGTAGAGTGAGTGGTCAACGTCCCAAAGCTGTACAACCACATCCTATTTTTGGCAATGAGTTGTTAATTATTCCAGAAGGGAACAATGTTTGTGGTATTAAAACTCATAAAGATGGAGTCTATATGAGTGGTGAAATATTTATGATGATGGTTGAAGAGTTAACGCGTGAACGAGAGTACTACTACTGACAATTTGTTAGAGCTATATAGACGAAAAGGTAGAGAATCACTATTCTTTTTTGCTCGTGGAATACTGGGATTTAGTGATTTAGACCCTAACATACATGGGCCTCTATGTCAGGCACTCGAAAACCATAAAGACTTAACACGCCTAATGGTAACATTTCCTCGTACTTGGTTCAAAAGTACCATTTGTTCAATAGCTTATCCAATCTGGCGAGCAATTAATGACCCTAATGTAAGAATACTAATCGTACAGAACAGTTATTCTAACGCTTGTAAGAAACTTGGAGCAATTAAGAAGATATTTGAGCAAAATAAGCTGTTCAAAGCATTGTATCCTGAAATATTACCTCCTAAAGGTAACACTTGGAAGAACGATTGTCTTGTTGTGAACAGAACTGCATCACACCCTGAGGGTACGTTTGAGGCTGCAGGTGTCGGCACAGCAACAATATCACGTCACTATGATGAAATTATAGAAGATGATACAATAGCACCTAAAAAAGACGATATGACTGGTATAGTACAGCAGCCAACACAAGCTGATATTGAAAAAGCTATTGGTTGGCACAGGCAATGTCATCCACTTTTGATACATCCACTAAAAAGTCGCATTATTATTGTAGGTACTAGATGGGCTGAGGGAGATTTACAAGGTTGGATTATGGTTAATAGTCCTGAATACTTCCATATTTCAAGATACATATATGAAGATGAGCGTGGAAACCCTGCTAGGCCTGAGAGTGGCGGTAAGACTATATGGAGTAGGTTCAATGATGCTGTAGCTAGAGAGCTTGAGAAGGTTGAAGGGCCTTATATGTTTGCATGTCTATACATGAACGCTCCTACAGCTGCTATAAACCAAGTATTTAAGCGACAATGGATTAGGTATTATGATACTTTTGATAAAAAAGCTGATGTTTATTACGTAACTTCAGTCGACTTAGCATCAGCAAAGAAGGAGGAAACCTCAGACCCTGATTATACTGTAGTATTGACTTGTGCAGTACTGCCTAATGAGAATAAAATATATGTAGTTCACTATACACGAGGGAGGTTTGACCCTGGAGAGACTGTTAATGCAATACTAGACCACATTCGTGTATATAAACCTATGGAGGTATTGGTTGAGTCTATAGGTTACCAACGTACTCTTAACTATTGGCTAAGAAAGCGAATGACTCAAGAGAATATTATAGCATATATCAACGAGTTAACTAGCTTACAAGGCTCAAAAGTTGAGAGAATCAGAGGACTACAACCGTATTTTGCTGAAGAGCGTATCGTTATTAAGTCCCACATGAATGAGTTGGAGCAAGAGTTACTTGCATTTCCAAAGGGTACACACGATGATTTAGCTGATGCTCTAAGTATGCAGATAGGTTTTTGGTATAATACCACTGAATCGTTCAAACAAGAGAGACAGAATGAAAAGCTAAATGACCCCTTTAGCGGGGCAGCAATAATTGAAGAGTTGCAGAGTAGAGTAAAAGTACTTAATCGTTATCCTTATGATGTTGGTCAGCTAGGTGAGAGATACAAAGGATACCGCGAGTATGTTCATAATTAGGAGACTAAACTATGACTGTAAGAGGTAGAACAGTTTATCACTGTCATGGTAAAAATAAAGGTAAAGTGATAAAGAGACATAGAACTAAGAAGGCAGCTCTAAGACATCACAGAGCTATTCAAGCTAATAAAGGGAGACGAAAACGTGGCTAAACTAACACCTGAAGATTGGTGTGTTGAGATAGACAACGGCTTGAAGTTTCGAGAGATATTTGGTAGAGAACAGGCTTGGAAGAAGCTCGAGGATGATTTTCTAAATGATATAGAGAGTGATACTGCTCTTGGAGCTAATCTTGTATTCTCTATGGGGGATACCTTATTAAGTAGTCTTAACGTACCAAATCCTGAGATTGTAGTTACTGCAGAGCATCCTGCTGGTGTTGATAGAGCTCCAGTCGTTGAAAGTTGGGATAATTACTTAGTAAAGAAACTAAAACTTAAGAATGAAGCAATCAGGTCAACTTTACATGCTTACTTATTTGGTCAAGCTATTTGGAAGATAGGTTACGATAGTGAATTTGGTTATAATCCATTTTTCGATACAGGTAGTGCTAGTAACCCCTCTGGTATGACCCTTACTCAGTTTAATAAAAAAGGTAATAGAATTGAGTTTGGTAGAGGTAGCCCTGGTATGCCTTGGTGTATGGCAGTTAATCCTCACGATATAGTAGTACCTTGGGGTACTACTAGTATTGATACAGCTCCTTGGATAGCTCATAGAAATATACGGCTTAATACATACATAAAAGCAGACCCTAAGTATAAGAATAAGAGTAGACTAGAAGCACAATACTCAATGGAATCTTATGTTGACACATTCTTTAATGTTGGAGCTGCTAAGAAAAAATTTAGGGAACGTAAGAATACTGCAGGTTATCGTGAGAATACTAGAGTACTGTATAATGAGATTTGGGAGATAATTGATAGAAGTGATAATACTATCAAGGTAATTTGCTATGACTACGATAGATTTCTAAGAGACGATATTGACCCTATACAAGTCATATGTGGTACGCCATATGTTAGCTCTACCTTCGTTACTCACCCAAGATGGTTTTGGTCAACACCTCTTGCCCATTATTTAGGTAGATTGCAGAAGAAAGAGTTTGACATTGAGCTTCAAGCTGAAAAACAAAGACGAATTAATAATCTTAAGTTTCTTATCGCTAAGGGAGTTTTTAGGAGTAGAGACGAACTGAATAGATTTATCAGTGCTGACGTTGGAGCAGTTGAAGAGGCTGATACTACAGATTTGACTGGTAAAGTACAAACATTCCCTCAAGGTAGTAGTATGGAGTTTGAGTTACAATCACGTGCTAATAGGCAGGATGCTAGAGAAGCTGTAGGTCTTAGTAGAAACCAAATGGGTGAGTTTGATGTTAGTACTAGACGAACAGCGAGAGAGACAACTACAGTAGCAATGGGAGCTGAAAGACGTGAGTCTATGAGGCAAAATGTGGTATCTACCTTATACTGTGACTCAATGAGTAAAATGAACCAGATACAGTTTGCATTTGCTCGTAGACCTATGTATGCTATGATTGATAGAGAGTTTGTTAGATTTACTGCTGATGAAGTAGCAGGAGATTATTTATATGACTTATCATTAGCAAATAAACGACAGTTAAGTAAAGCACAGAGAAAAGTTGAGGCTATAATGACTGCAATACAGTTTATGCAGTTGCCTGGAGCAAATATTCCTGCAATATATGAGTATATATTAGATGCGGCTAATGACCCCAACTTTGAGAGACTTATACCTAAACCAGGTCAACAAGGTGGGGCTAGACAGGGTGCTGGAGCACCCGCATTGCCAGGAGGTCAAGGTGTTGGTCTGTCCTAATTGTGGTGAGTATTTTGGTTACGGTTATCCTTGTATCCATGAGTTGATACTTAAACTACTTTGGCAAGGTAGATGGAAGTGTGCAAACTGCGGTAAAATTATTATCTCAGATTGTCAAGTAATACAGTTGACAGATGAAGAGATGGATAAAATATCTGAGGAATACAGAAATGCCAATCTATGATATGAAGTGTCCAAATTGTAGTAGAATTGAAAAAGATGTTTTATTAAAAAACAGAAAGGAACTGCATAAGTGCCTACAATGTCACGCTCCTATGCAGTGTTTATTTCCGACTTCATTCAGTCCCCACATATGGCCAGCAGAAGGTATTTACTTGGAGCACGTTTGTGATAAAGGTAAAACATTTTATAGCAAGAAAGAAATGAGAGAATATGCTAAGAAGAACAATTTGGAGATAGCAATGCTTGAGGATTAAAAATGTCCAGAACTATTACGGTCACAATGTCAGACTCTGGAGCCTGTACCACCGAGTTTGGTAATAAGGGTGAAGACCACTTTACAAAACGAGAGTTGTTAAGGGTTATTCGTACACTTAAGCAAGAGTCTAAACAACAGGTAAGAATGTATCGAAGAAAACAAAATCTTAAGGCTGCTCAGCAAAAAGCAGTCCAACTAAAAGAAAAGGAGCAAGCGAAAAATGGCGAAGCACTTCAAACCGGAGAACACAAGCTTGGAAGCAGCAATAGCTCAGAAGGAAGCAAAGCAGAAACAAGCGGAGGAGCAGAACAGTCCTGCCGTACAAGAGTTGCAGAAGCAATTAGAGGAAATGCAGAAAAACTACCAAGCCTTGCAGACTCAGTTAAAGCAGCAGAGCGAGGTAGAAACAAAGAAACAGCAAGAGGAACGAGCTAAGAAAGAAGCAGAGGAAGCAGCGAAACTTGCAGAAGATGCTGATTTGAAGAGAATTTTAAGTATGAATGATAGAGATGATGGTCTTGAGAGTTTGAGTAATAAAGAACTTATTAATGTAGTGGCTGATAGTATTGAAAAAGCTCTTGATGCTAGACAGAAACAACTGAATCAGATACTTAATAATCAAGTACAAGATTTATCTACTGAAATTAGTAAAACACAGAAAGCAATCATGCAAGTTGCTACCAATATTGACGTTAGAGATGTACGTGGTAAGTACACTGATTTTGATAAATACCAAAAGGCGGCTGCAGAGATAATGCAGGATAATCCAACGCTATCAGTTGAGCAGGCTTATAAGCTGGCTAAGGCTGACGATTATACTGATGTACCGCCTAAGCAACAGTTAGACAGAGAGCGACCGGATACTACAATAAGGCGTTCTCCTGTCGATAGAGCCGCTGAGAGTGAAGAAGGGTTAGAGCGGGTTAGACAAAGTGCCTCCGAAGGACGTAAGTCTGGAATACCTGGTGTTAGAGATATTATTAATGCTGGGCTTGATAAGATTATGTCTCAAAGAGGGGAAAACGAAAGAGCTTACTAATGTTGGAGATTAGATGGCTATAACACTGCCAACGCTTACTAGGACTATTGATGATGACTTTACGAATACTTGGTACGAGATTCGTGTTGAGGTTATTGACAATATCCTAGATGCAACACCCTTTTGGGCAGCTTTGAAGTATCACGGCTGCCTAACTCCGCAGGTTGGTGGCGAGTATGTAACCCGTACTGTTGGTTATGGTGAAAAGTCAACCCAACGAATTACTAAAGGTTCTGTATTATCTCAAAGTGCTCCAGATTTGGATACTATGGGTATATGGAACTGGCGGTATTTCTTAGTTGACGTAAACCGCTCAGTCATTGACGATGCGAAGAACGCAGGAAAGTTTAGGATTAAAAGCTATCTCGCTCGACGGATGGAAGCTGCAAGAAATGCCATAGTCCAGGATATTGAGACTTACTTACATCAGTGGGGTGCTTATTATGCAGCCCCTCTTCAGCCTAACGGTTTGTATGATATTTGTCCAAACAATACAGCTGAAGATGTTGATGGAGCTGCTCCTTGGAATGGTGATGGGTCTGACAGTGATAGTCAGCAGTCTGGTACTAGTAACGGTGGTATCAGTCGTGCTGATGGTAATGAGTGGTTTACTAACTGGTGTGCCTTTGATGGTGCTACTGAAGATACCACTGATAAAGAAGTAGCTACAAATGCTTCTTACACTGTTAACTTGTTGCCTGATATGAGGCATTTCTGGAACTTGATTACTGCTAATCAAGAGGCTCCAAACTTTATTCTCTGTGACCAAGATTTCTATGAGGCGTATGAGGATGAGGTTGCTGACCGTCAGCAGGTAGTTCGTAATGGCTTTACTAAAGAAGCCATTGACTTAGGGTTTGATGCCCTAACATTCAAAGGTGCCACTATGACTTATAGTGGGAAACTGGCCGGAACATTACACTTGTTTATGCTTAACTTAAACTATGTAGAGTTTGTTTACGACCCGAATCTCTGGTTTGATATGACAGAGTGGAAATCTTCACCTAACCAGCTCGAAAGAGTGGCATATATCGTCTGCATGACTCCTGGTCTGCTTACTACACAACCAAGACGTCATGGAGTTATGGAATATGCTAGCTAATGGAGGTTTATTTTAATGGCTATTTGTCAGTTAAAATTCACT